GGTGTTCTCTTAGGTTTATTATAACCTGCAAATCTTATTCCTCTGTAAGTAATAGCCATTATGGGAATAGTCCTCCAGCTTCAACTTTACAATTAATCTGCAAGTCTGTATTACTTACACTATTGTTTGTAAAAGTAATAGTTCTATTCTCTGCACTTAGATTTCCAGAATTAGCTTTTACTTCTATTAGCTTAAATCTCAAATATAAAGTTCCAGATGTAAAAGATATACTTGGTGCATTATTACCAAAGCCAGTACCACTATTTGCAGTACCACTTGTTCCTGGATCTCCACTTGTAGAAACAGCGACTTTCAACTCAATATTACCATTACTAGGTTGCTGACAATTTACACTTGTAGTACCACTACCATTAGATAGAGTAATAGTCTTTGCAGAAGAAGTAACAGAATCTACACCAGAGGTTGCAGTTGCGTGTAAGTTAAAGTCTGCTGGAACATTACTCCAAGATGTACTTGCAGCACTATGATTATAACTATAAAATTCACTCATAGAGTGAGGAGCAGAGCCGTCTGGACGATCATCTGCATCATTTGCAGTATTTATAGTTGCAACAGTACCATCAGATAAATCTTCTAATGAACTATTTGCAGTTGTACCACTTCTGCCAAACTCTCCATTTATATCACTAATGCTAATTTGTCCTGATGAAGTCAAAGTCATTTTTTTAATTCCTCTATTTCTGCTTTAAGTTCTTTTACAGCTTCTACTAATACACCAACCATTTTTTCATAGTTTACTGTTTTAAAGTCTTTTTCATCTCCGTCACGCCCAAACTCTCCAACTCTTAAAGTTTTAACAGAAACTACTTCTGGTAATACTTCTTCAACTTCTTGTGCAATTAATCCAATATCGTGTTGTCCTTTTCTTGATGTAGCAGTCCAGTCAAACTCAACACCTCTTAATTTCATTACTTTATCAAGTCCATTTTCTATCGTAGAAATGTTTTCTTTTAGTTCTCTGTCAGACGGAGAACTACTAAATGCTACAACATCTCCTTTGAAATGTGCTTCTCCAGCATTTGTAATTTTTGCAACTGCATCTGCTGTGCCACTATCTAAATCATTATCAGTACCAGTGATAACTCTTACTTCTCCAGTACCGTTGTTTGTTTCATCTGGACATAAATAAATATGATTTACACCAGTTAATGATACACCATTTGCATTTTCAGAATTTGTGTCATCATCTAATACTAATCTATTTGTTCCATTACTTTGTCCATATATATCATCTACATAAAGTTGTGAGCCAGTTGGAACTTGTGGACCACTTGAATTAATAAAAAATCTTTCAGTACCACTTGAACTACCAGTAGTAGCTCCACTTCTAAAACTTAAATCATTACCCTCTTGGAATATACAAGAAGTAGAAGTTCCGTCAAAAAATGCTCTTGAAGAATTACTTGCATTATCTGATGCTTTAAATAAAACACCGTCAGCTCCACTATCATCAAAAGTAGTTCTTGCTGTAAATGTTATTGCCCCCGATGCTGTATCTGCAGCATCGCTTCTTAAATATTTTGAGTCTGTATGTTGTGTAATACTTGATGCAGCTATTCTAGCATCTGCAATAGTACCACTAACTATTTTACTTGCAGCAATATCATCTGCTAATGCTAAATCACCTAAACCTAAATCACTTCTTACTTCAGATACACTTCTACCCTCAATAGTATTAGAATCAGTAAATTTAGCAAAGTCATTGTCTACAGGACTACCACTTGTATCTACAGTTCCTGTGTTAGCAGTAGCACTAGTAGCTATACCGTCTAACTTAACTCTATCATCTGATGAAAATGGTAATGTTGCACTTCCATTAATAGTTAGAGCATCAGTTTCTAATGTACCGTCTACATCTACATCTCCACTAATATCTAAATCTGCAGCTACTAATGTTGAAACACCTTCTATTTTACCAGATGTATGTAGTTTTAAACTATCAGCATCATTTGTTCCGTGTATAGAAACATAATCTCCGTCTGCATTATCGTCTGACGGACAAATGTGGATTACTCCCTCATTTGCTTCACCACTTCTAGTTTCGTGCATAATGTAACCAGGGTCATTACTACTATTGTTTATTTGAAAATCAATGTATGATTGGTCTGTGTTGCCAGAAAAAGTATCTGCTATATTAGAAGCATTACTTACTGTTCTTAATCTAATGTTATTATTAGAAGCTCCTGCTGTAACAGTACCAGTTGTTGTAAATCCACCAGCAGTTATAGTACCACTTGTAGTATCATCAGCATCATTTTTTAAGAAAGCATCATCAACATTTAAAGTATCTCCACTGAGAGAAATGTTTGTTCCAGCACTTAGGTTAGTCTTAGATGAAATATCAATAGTTGGTAATCTTGCAGCATCAACAGTACCAGATGTTAATAAATCTGCACTATGATTACCCAAAGTTACAGTAACTGTATCTGTAGCACCAACTGAAGTTGATATTCCAGTACCACCTGCAATATCTAAAGTGTTTCCGTGTGCTATTGTTTGATTACTACCACTATCTGCTGTAAGAGTAAAAGTTGTTAGTTGGTTTGTATTAGTATCTGTTACACTTTCTGTAGCAGTTGCAATACCAGTTACGTGACCATTACTATCTAGAGTAATGTCTTGTATATAAGTTCTACCACTATTGTTAGATGTTGAAGCTGCTGATATGTTAGGGTGTGCAGTTAAAAATCCTGAACTACTGTTATCGTAGTTAGATAAATCATTATCTACAACCAAATCTATCGTTCCGTCGCTGTCTTGGTATGAAGCTGTTATTCTTGTTTCAGTATTCGAATCAAACATAGCTCCAACAATATCTTGTACTTGTTCATTTGAAAGCTGAGTGTTTGTATCAGTAGCTGCTATAGTTACAGCTCCTCCTGATTCAGAGATAGTAATATTAGACCCAGCAGTAAATGCTAGCGTTTCATTATCAGCTAAGGTATTACCACCAGCAGTAACTGTTCTTACTGTATCACTTGGGAAGTTTGCTACTTTAAGACTATCATTGTCATCAGCATCAATCAAGATTACTTTGTCACCACTAGCTGGAACAGTCAAAGAATCTGTAGTCACATCAGTAGCTAATATTTGACTTACATTAGGTAGTGATGTACCATTTACTGTAATAGCATCTGCCTCCAAAGTTCCGTCTACATCAACATCTCCACTAATATCTAAACTTGATGCCTCAATCTCACCACTTGCTTTGAAGATAACATTGTCTCCACCACTAACTTCAAATATAATCTGATTGTCAGTTCCAAACTTTATTTGATTATCACCGTCTCTACCCACAACTAAAGATGTATTAAGTATAGAAGTAATACCAGTTTGTGCAGCAGTTATTGCAATATCATTAGCATTTGCAGTAATACCAGTTCCACCAACTACATCTAAAGTAGGATTTACAGAACTAGTTCCACTTTGTGTCATACCGTCACCAGCTGTTACAGATGTCACTGTACCAGCATTAGCAGTAGCATTAGAAGCTATACCGTTTAATTTAGTATGGTCTGCATCTGTAAATACGTTTGAATCACTAGCTGCTTCTACTGCTGCTCTTATTTCTGCATCTGTCTGGTCTGCTGTAGCACTAGCTTCTATTCCGTCAAGTTTATTTTTAAGTGTAGTTGTAAATGCGTTTGATGTAACTCCACCAATAGTCAAAGCATCTGTTTCAAGTGTGCCGTCAAAATCTCCGTCTACAGCATCAATATTACCTTTGAATATTGTAGCTGTAACTGTACCTGTGCTAGGGTTGTAATGTAGGTCACCGTCTGATTCAAGACCAACATTACCTGTAGCAGAAGCATTTTCTATAAATGGTATTAAATTATCTTCATTTGTACTTTCATTGTCAGTAACAGTTACGTGTGTTGCGTTAGCTGCAGTACCACTAGTATCTTGGTTACCTGAAGTATTTACACCAGGTAAATTAATATTACCAGTACCGTCAAAAGAAACTCCACCAATATTTCTTGCTGTTTCTAAAGCTGTAGCAGTTGCTGCATTACCAGTAGTGTCTTGATTTAAAGTTCCTACAACTAAATCTATATCTCCTGTACTATCTTGATATGTTGCTGTAATACCAGTTTCAGTATTAGTGGTTGTGAACATCGCACCAACTATATCTTGAACTTGCTCACTAGTTAATGCTGAAGGTATAAGACCAATTTTAAGATTGTTACTGTCATCAGCATCTACAAATATAAATTTATCTGTGCCAGTAACTGGAACTGTTAAAGAATCAGTAGTGTGGTCTATAGCTATAATTCTACTTACAACTGGTAAAGCAGTTCCGTTTACAGTGATAGCATCAGCTTCTAGAGTGCCGTCTACATCAACATCTCCTGATATATCTAAACTAGCTGCGTCTAATTCTCCTGTAATAGTTAAGTTTCTTATACCTGTATAATCTTTATTAGAATCTAGTACAACAGCTTTAGAAGCAATAGCATTACCAACTGCTGTAGAGCCTAAGTCTAAAGCATTAATCTCTCCTACTACGACAGTTGCACCGTCTAGTATATTTAATTCTTCTGGTGTAGCTGAAATTTGTGTAGTAGATGCTGCTGCTAATACTGGTATAGTACCTGATACATCTGGTAAATTTATTGTTCTATCACCAGTAGGGTCTACAATAGACAATGTTGTTTCATTTGCATCTGCAGTAGCTCCTTCAAATACAATAGCATTTGATGCTTCCATAGTTACTGTATCTACAGTTGTAGTTGTACCAGCCACAACTAAATTAGGAGCTAATAATGTTCCTGTACTTGGATTATATCTTAATGCTCCTGTATCATCTAACAAACCATTTGATTCATCGTGAAATACAACTGGAAAGTTTGTGTTTGCTGTGCTGTCTGATACTGTAGCTGTAGCAGCTAATGTTGCATTTGATACTGTAACTCCTGCTATAACTGTATTCAATGCAGTACCACCAACAGTAATAGCGTCTGCCTCTAGTGTTCCGTCTATGTCTGCATCTCCAGATATGTCTAGAGAGCTAGCTTCTATTTCTCCACTAGTTTTAAATATTACATTATCTCCACCGTCTACTTCAAAAATTATTTGATTATCTGTACCAAACTTAATTCTATTATCAGCATCACGACCTATTTCTAAACCACTATTTACTACAGAAGTTATGCCTGTCTGTGCTGCATCTACACTTAAAGTTCTTGTTGAACTAATATCTCCTCCACCAGATAATCCAGTTCCTGTAGAAATACTTACTGATGTGTGGTCTACGTGTTCATTAGCTACAAAATTAGAAGCAGCATCGTGGTCAACAACAAAGTCCATATTGTTGTTAGCATCATCATAAGTAACTGTAATACCAGTCTTTGTACCTCCAGTTGCAACAAGAGGTCCAGCAATATCTTGTACTTCTTCGGTAGATAGTTGTGTGTTAGTATCTGTAGCTGCTATCGTAACAGCACCACCAGATTCACTTATAGTTATGTTTGAGCCCTCTGTAAAAGCTAATGTTTCTGTAGCACCTAAAGTATTACCACCTGCAGTTACAGTTCTAAATGTATTAGTGTCTGCTGTCATATCGTCAACCACTAAGTCAATAGTACCGTCACCGTCTTGGTATTCAACAGCAATACGTGTTTCTGTGTTTGAAGTAAACATAGCTCCTACTATGTCTTGTACTTCTTCGGTGGTTAAATTTGTATCAGTCACTGTTTCTGTTGCTGTAGCTATTCCAGTTACGTGACCGTTAGAATCTAATGTTATATCTTGTATATATGTTCTGCCACTGTTATTAGAAGAACTAGCTGCTGATATACTTGGGTGAGCTGTCATATCGTCTACTACTAAATCTATAGTTCCGTCACTGTCTTCATATGAAACTGATATTCTAGTCTCTGTATTACCAGTAAACATAGCACCAACTATATCTTGAACTTGTTCAGTCGTTAATGTAGCTTCAATTTTAGTATCTAATTGTGTTTGTATATTTGATGTAACTCCGTCTAAGTAATCAAACTCAGTAGCAGTTACGCCTGTAGCGTGTAATGTATCTAGGTAGTTTAGTTCTGTAACACTACCAGTATATCCGTCTAATACATTTATCTCAGCTGCTGTAGCAGTAATAGCAGTACCAGCATACTGTAATGTACCTGCTCCTGTAATATTAACAGCACCTGTACTAAGTTGTAATACACTAGCTGTACCCTCTCCGTCTTCAACATTTGTTAAACTCCCTGTGATTCCACTGTTACTATTTGATACTTGTAATAAATCTTTATATGTATCTGATACTTTTCTACTTGTTAACGTTGCCATACCTATCTCATATTAGCTGGAACAACAGCTCTTGTTCCTGCAGTTTTATCTCTTCTTTTTGCTCCAAATTTTCTTACCATTTCTTTATATTCAGCCATAAGTGCTTGAGCATTTGCCATTTTAATTTGTGCTAGTTGTGGATTATTTGTAGAAGCAGCTTTATCCATAAGTGCTTTTGCTTTTACATAACATATAATTGCAGGGTGAAATGCGTTATCAATATCTATTTCTGCTGTCATACTTGTATATTCATCAGGTTCTGCATAGTAAGATATAAGCATACCATTTTCTACATAGTCGCTACCACTTCCTATAACAGCTGCTTTATACTGACCAAGTTGTGTATTTCTTGTATCTGCATCACCCTCTGTTGTTGCTATTGCTATTTTATCACCCTCAATCCACCATACAAAAGTAGATTCAGGATTTTTAAAAGTGCTTGTTACTGCTGCCATTTTTTACTCCGTATCTGTAATTTTAATATCTTGTTGTAGTAATCTTGGTATTCTTACATACTCTCCTTCATCAGTCAAGATACTACATCTATATACTTTATTAATTGTTACTGCTCTATCATCTGCTAAACCATACCACATCTGACCATTATTTAAATTAGCCTTTGCATATTCAGTCTTTAAATCATATTGTCCTAAATCAACCAATGCTTCATTTATTAAATTCTTTACATAATTTTCTGATACATCTGGTACTGCTTGCAATACTCTAGAGTATATTTTTTTACCGTTAAATTCTATAGCTGCCACTATAAGTCCTCCCAATTACTATTTACATCTTGCCAAAAAACGTTACCGTCGTTCCAAAGTTGAAACTGTTCTAATACCTCTGCCCATATAGTAGAAGGTGCTATAACTTCTTCTACCCAAGTAGTATTAGGAGTTATAGCTTCTTTACCCCAAGTAGTGTTAGGGGATATAGCTTGTGGTGTCCAGTTTGTTTTTACACTCATCGTCTATCTGGTAAATCTTTTTCTATATATAGTTTATCTATACCCAATATCTGTAAACCTTCTTTATACTGTCTATCAACTAATTGATATTGAGCAATCAAAGATGCTACTAATTCTGGGTCTTCATCTACATTAGCATTACTAATTAATCTTTCTAAACCATTTCTTGCTGCATATAATACAATAACTGATTCAGCTTCTTGTGGCAAATCCTCTATACTTCCAGGACTAGCGTCATACGCTACAGTAATACTAGTATCTATATATATTACTCTACTATCTGAACCTGAAGCACTAGCAGGAAAAGTCTGTATAAGATGATTGTGTAATATGTATGCAGGGTCACTTGTAGTTGCTGCTTCCATATAATCTGTATCATTTACTTTACCTAAAAATGCAGGACTTAATTTTCTACAAGGCATTTGTTTATTACCATTACTAGCATCTTGTCTTAATACTTGATGTATACGTTTACCTTGACTAGAAACAGAATTAGTAAAATCTACGTGTTCTGTAACTCTTTCTAACTTATCTAGTGGTAAATTATCGAGCACCATACGAGCACCGTCAGTTAGCCACTGAGTAAGTGCAGTATTGTCACTCAAACTTCCTGTTAAGTCTTCTACTTGTGTTCCAAATGTTGCCATTATTTATCCTTAAATAGTTTATCCACTTCTACGTGTGGGTCGTTCTTTTCTTTAGTCTTTTTCATATGTTCTGCCATATCTACTTCTCTAAAATTAATTAGGTCTTTCCTAATTGCTGTTGCCATAGGAGTATCTCTTACAACAAACTGAGTGCTCCACCTTGGAGGGTGTGCTCTCTTACCACAAGACCTACAATTAAAATGACCTTCTGGATTTGGTGTATTACAATGCTGACATTTAGCCATTATACTTTGCTAACAACTATGTAAGCAATTCTTGTGCCGTCTAGTTTTACTGCTTTTATATCTACTAGCTTAGCGTCATCGATAGTCTCAATATGGTCATTAATTTCTTTAGCTAAAGAGCCAGTAGCTGTAAAAGCTCTGTCATCTATTTCTTTTATAATAACCTTTGTTTCTGTATCAAAGTTTGCCATTTTTTTCTCCTATATGTTAAAAATTCTTTCAAGCTTTTGGGGCAAGCTATGCCTGCCCCCAGTAGCTTGTACTATACGGTTTATGTGTTGCTTGAACTTGTGCCAGCAGATATATCAGATATATCGTTAGCTTGTCCAATAACTAGCCAGTTGTCTCCGTCACAAATACACTTTACGTGTATGTCACCTTTACCAGCACCTGATGCAAAAACCATTTGGTCGTGAGAAGTACCATTAAATGCTACTTCTGCTTGAGCATCAACTTCTGCGTCAGATACAAAACCTAAGAAAAAGTCAGTACCGTCTAAAGACTGTACTGATACTGTTCCGTCTAGGTTTTCGTTAACCATAAACTCATAATAAACTCCAGCATTGTCAGCAGCGTCAGGTAAGTTAACTAATCTATTACCACCATTTGCTCTTAAGATTACCAATGAACCACTTTGGTCTACTGATAATTCAACTACTGAAGTTGAGTCTTGTACTTTAATAATAGGGTACACTTCTTTTCCAAATGCACCACTATTTTGTTCTAGTATTCTTGCTTTAGCCATTATTATACTCCTTCTAAATTAATTAGATAATGAGACTCTGGTAAGCATACTTCAAGACCAGCTTCGGTAATAATCATATCCTTACGTAGGTCTTCGTCTGCACCTTGTACATTTTCGATAACCTCAGTATCTCTATTCATACCATTACCAACTAATGGTCTGTAGTATAATTTGCTCATATCTGCCATTAACATTAATCCAGATGAGTGACCTCTAAATAGAGGCTCTTTCACTAAGTAAACAGAACCGTGCACAGTATCAATTTCCATTAATTTATGTCCGAAGCTACCTGCTAATTCGTCCATATTTAATCTGTACTGTGAACCATTTGTGCTGTTTTCTGAGAAAGAAGTACCACCCATTTTATTGAAGTATGAAATAACAGGAAGAGAAGCTAATGCTAATCTTTCATTACTTCCACCTCTTGCAGGGTCGAATAGAACTTCAAAGTCAGAAAGCAAGTTGTCATAAGTAAGTTCACCTGTAGTGTATGTTTTAGCATACGCTTTACCTGATTCATAAGATAAAGCATTTGAAGGAGCACTTGCTCCTGCGTCTACAAATGTACTGTTTTTAATAATATGTCCAACTAGACCTTCTGTGTATTGAATACCACCAACTCTAGCTTTTTGTCCAAAAAGCATAGCTCTTTCAATGTCGATTTTATGTTCTCTCATTTTCTGTGCTAATACTCTTTCAAACTCATTAGCTACGCCTCTCATATTTGTAGCCATAGCTGTATTTGTAATTTCAGCTGCTGTTTTGAAAATCTGGGTATACCCATAGTTGTCATCAAAGCTGTCTGAAAATACGTCAGGTGAACCAGTACCTTCTGCATAAGCAGAGCCAATAATTTGACATCTGTCTTCTGCTGCTACTGCGTCTGAACCTGATGCTGCAGAAACACTAATTACTTTAGCTGTAAAAGAACTGTGTGCACCGTGGTCTGCTGGTGCGTCTTCTACTCTTAAGATTGCGTTTCCGTATGCTGCTGCAGTTTTAACTGCAAGTACCATACCTTTAACTAAAAAGTCAACTGATGCTGCTGTACTGTCTAATGTCTCTACTTCCATAGTAAAAGTAGTACCAGCTGTTAAGCTTGATACTCCACCGAAGTCTGATTTTACTTGGAACTCTCTACTGGTGTAGTCGATTTTTGTTCTATCTTCAAGATAACGAAACAAACTATCATCAGTAGGAAGCTTAGCAGTTTGACTAAGATAAACGAAAAACGGTGATTCTTCTGGTGCTAATTCAGCGATTCTGTCACCAAAATTATATCTACGTCTTTGGTCTGGTCTTTGTCCATAGTCAGCAGCAGTTACAGCTGTATTAAATGAACCTAATGATTCATTAGCTACAGGTATAGCGTTCATTGTGCCTTTTGTAATTGCCATTTTAAATTCCTCCTAAAGAATTTTATTGTTTTTTAATATTACTTCCGATGCTAGAAGTGTTACCTGCACGCATAATTCTACCCCATAAATCATCATCAGCTTTAGGTCTTTCTGGTTGTCCTCCTTGGATTAAACCAGCAGACTTAGGTTTATCCTGAGCCTTTCTAACGCTGTCAATGTTTTGTGAGCTTTTGCTTTCAGGAGTATCACCTCTCCACACCTTAAATAAAGTATCTAGAGGAAGTGTCTCTTTAGGTCTAGTAACAAAATCTACAAACTCGGAAGCTTCTTGATTACTTAATTTATAATCATTTTGAACTTGAAACTTCAAGGTATCTTGTTGTCTCTGTTGTTCTAATCTTCCCATATATGCTTTCATTTTGTCGTCTACTGCACTATCAATCTCTTGCTGTCTCATTTTATATGATTCAGACTGTGGATTTGTATATGCGTCCCAAGGATTAAAATCCTCTGATTTAACTTGTATTTGTTCTTTATCTTGTCCTTTACCCCCTGTTAAGTGGTTTCTAACAACGTCAACCAACTCAGGATTATCCTGAAATAGCTTTGCTACTGGTCTTAATTTGCCTAACTCAGCCTGAGCTTTATCATACATAGACTGGAATTTACGCACTTCATCTGCGTCAGAACTCGAATCTTCTATGATTTCAGGCTCACTTAAGGTATTGTTTTCAGAAGTTTCAGAACCTTCTAAAGTTTCTTCTTGTATTTTTTCTTGCACATCTGCCATTTTTAACTCCTCCGAGATGTTCCTATTCGTCCAATACTATTTCAGGGTTCTGAAAGTTCTCTAACGAGGACGTCACCTCTTGATTTTGTTTTTGTCTTTGTTTTTCTGCGTCTATTTTCAACTGAGCATCTACACCTACTTGTGATTTGTTAAGTTTCGATTTGAACTTCTCAACTTCCACACGTTTTCTATCAGATACAGACTCTCTTTGTGCTGTTTGTAAATCGCCAGAAAGCTCTTTAATTTGGTCTTGTAATTGACCAATAATACTTTGAAGTCTTTGTACTTCTCCTGTTCTTTGAAGCACACCTTCTTTATCATATATTTCTGTTTTCTTTAATGCTTCTACTTTATCAATTAATCCTAACTGATATGCTTCCATATACATTTGATATTCTGCATATTTATTAGAAGGCATTGTAGAACCAGCCATAATTCTAACATCAAATTGTCCTGATGTTATATCATTTTGTATTGTAAGTATTTCTTTTTTCTTATCATCATACAAACGATTATTAATTGTAAACTCTGTAATATCATTATTTGGTTGTACAATTCTAAAACTTTTCTCAAAAGTATAATGTCCTTTTGACATTTGATATAATACTTTACCTAATTGTTGTAGTGACATTTCTATATCTCTAAGTTTACTAGCACCTCTACCTTCACCCATTTGTGCTAATAACATAGTACCACGTACACTATCTGCTGCACCAGATTTAAAACCTTGTAACAATTCTGGCACTCCAAAATTTAAATCTATATATCTTTCTACTTGATTAATCAAAGCATAAAACTCACCAGACAATGGTTGTGGTTGAGCTAAATGTGGTTCACCATAACTTGGGTCATATTCAATAACAGCATTAGGATTAGCCCAATCTTTTTCTATTTGAGATAAATCTTCTACACTACCTTGAGGTATCATAAGTTTTAAACCAGCTGCTGTTTGTGCGTGAGATAAAGCTAAACTAAATAATTTATTTAAAAGTCTTTGCATATCTTTTACTTTATTTACATCTGATTTAGGATATGGTGTATTAGTCCAAATATTTGGTATTGGAATAATAGGATATATATCAGTATCTAAAATTGTTTCGTATAATAATACTTGTCCTATAGATGCTGTTACTTTAATTCTTGTTTGAGGTATTTCTACAAATTGATAGATACCATTATTAAATTCTTTTTCATTTTGTTCCATAAAAACACCAAACTGTTCTGCACTCATTATTTGTTCAGCGTCGTCTCTGATAGATGCAACTCTAAAAAATGGTACTCTTACTTTACTAAAACGTTCAAGTATTCTATATCTACTTGTAATAGATATATCATAATCTTTTGAATCTACTTCAGCTGGAGTAAATACAGTGTTGGTGTTTTTATTTTGTGAATTAGGATAATCATCGTACACATCTTGTTGACTAAATGTTTCTATGTCTTTAAGAAAAGGTAGTACGTCTGGATATAAATTAATCAACTGTTCTTGTGTTAAGATAGTTGACATAATTATACTGGCAGCATCTTGAAAATATCTGTCTCTAGATGCAGGGTCTACATATACCCTAAAAGGATTTAAGTGTGTAAACTTAACTTCTCCTCTTCCATAGTCAGCTTCTGGTTCTATATACGCATAAAAATAACCTAACCCTGTAGTTGCGTAGTCGTGAACTGCTTGTTTGAAATGATGCTGCCCGTCTGATATATCGAATATATACTCTAAAAGAGTCTTCCAAACATTTGCTAGTTTGGTATCAGAATCTTCTCGTGCTGTAATCCCATACTTTACAGGTCTAGATGTCATCAAAGATTTTAACTTATCTATCGCTGCATATATTCTATCTATCGTAAAATCTGCTTGTCCTATTGATTGTAATACTTCTGACTCTTCTGCAGTAAAATGATTACCAAGAGTAAAGTCTATAGCTTCTCTTGCATTTACGTCCCAGTCTTTTCTTGCGTCAGCGTATTTTCTAAATATTTCTCTATTGAGTCTTGCTTTGTCGTCTTCTCTAATTGCCACGGAAATCTCTTCTTCTTGCTCTAGCGTCTCTTTTAGCTTTTTGTAGTTGCATAGTTTCTCTACTTAAAAAATCTACATTAGTACCTTGTTGTCTATTTAAAGTATCTATTTGTTGATTAGCATAATCTATATTGAATCTTCCTTTGATTTCTTTGAGTTTATTTTTTAGTTTCTTTTTACCTTTTTTAAATAAACCCATTTTATCTTGATACATCATATTGTTCTCCTAAACTAAATATGGTTTTAAAAACTCTTTGTAGAACTCTTTGTTTCTACCTAATGGTTTTCTTACTCCGTTTTTATCACGGTAAACTCTTTCGTATTCTTTAAAGCCTGGTCTACCTTTATCATCTGCTACTGCACCTTCAACATCTCCTGCAGCTAAACATTTAACAGTAGTTGGAAATTTTCTTAGACTACCAACATTAAAGACATAGTCTGCTAATGCAAATTGAAGTCTAATATCTATACTTTCCCAATCTATATTTTTTTGCTCACAAAATTTTTGAGCACCTCGATAAGATTTTTCTGCCTCTTCTTGCAGTATCTCTTCTACTTCCGTTGAAGATAATCCTGTTTTTTCTAAAGTGTTTTGTTCTTCAAGGGTTTTAATTTTATATCCATACCCTATAGTTTTTAATCCACCTTCAGGCGAATCATAGGGAAAAAACTTGTCCCCTACTTTGTTCGCATAACCCTCTACCCTTTTTAAGTAGTCAATGTATTCTTTTATACTATACATACCCCTGAAAAAATTAACACCTTTTATTACTCGAAATCTCATACTTTTAGTCCTGTCACCCAATTTATTTGTTTTCTTGTTTTAGTTATAAAATCATCAGGTCTTTCGTTGTTATCTATCTCCATAGTTTTTGTTCTGGGTGGTTTTGCATAGAAGTCTGAATAATACAATCCGTCAAGCAAGTCATCGTGTCTACCTTTTGGAAACTGAAACAACTCGTCTACTAATTCAGAGTGTTCTTTTCTTATCAATAACTTTCTACCATTTACTATAGAACCTAATGTCATTTCTAATCTATCTTCTTTTTTAATACCGTGTGGTGGTCTTACACCTTTATTAATACCAGGTAATAATCTTTTTTCTCTTACAGCCATACGTTCTACCATATCACGTACCATTTCTTGAGCACCTACTGTTTCTACGGCAACTCTTTTAATAGGTGCATATTTTTTTGCATATTCTAATATTTTATCTGGCATATCAAAAGCTGGTATCTTATCGTGATAATAATCTATTACATATCTATTTTTATTTGCGTCTATACCCATAATCATAATAACTTGATAGTCAGATGATTTTGTAGCTGTATGTGCTAAGTCTACTCCCATATAAACATTTACTGGTATGATTTCTGTATCATTACGTAGACAAGCAAAACCTTTATTGTTTACAAACTCGTGTCTATGATAACGTAGTCTGTCCATTTGAAATGTTGCACTTTCTACATCTCTAGCATCATTTAGATACTCTTGTGCAAATTTATCTATCTTACCTGCTTCAATAAACTCTTGTCTTTTTTGTTCCAACTTTTTTAAAGGAAACTGTTCTTTCCATACTGCTTTACCATTTTCAATAGCTCTAATAAAAGTAACGTCCCAGGGATATTTCTTTCTAGCTTTTTGTGAATCTAAGTAACCGTCGTGTATGTTTTGCAAGAAAGCGTCATAGTGTACAATAGTACCTGACAACCATATCCAACCTTCTTTTCCTGGTGATTCTTCTAATGCTGGGTATACTGTAGATACAATCCATTGTTTAATCTCATCTCTTCTATCTGCTGTCTTTGTATTTAACTCTGACTCAAAGTCGTCAAGTATTATACCAGTATATCTAGAATCTACTTCAGAACGACCTCTAAGTCTTTGTGATGTACCTTTTGCAATTATTCTATGTCCTTTTGTAGTTACTAAGTCTTTTTCTGTCCAACGTAGTTTTTCATCACCACCACATAAGTTTCCAAAGTAATATCTTATAGCATCATTGTTTTCTAAATGTGAACGTATATATTTTAAATGGTCAATAGCCTGACCTTGTTCTTCTGCAACCCACGCCATAAACTGTGCTTGGTCTTTTGGAGTAAAACATAGTTTGTGCATTATGGCTGCTTTCATTAATACAGATTTGCCAAAACCTCTTGGTAGCACATTACAAATACGTGCCCCAGGTTTTGTGCTAATTAATTTTTTACCTAACTCATAATGAAAGGGAGGTGATTCAGATTTATGTAAAAAATCATTTGGTAAAAATAATTTACCAAACAGTATTAAATCTTTAGATGCTTTATGTAGTAATAGTTCTTTTTCTGATACTGTCATTATGCGTCTCCGTGGTCTTTTACAAATTGTTTTGATATTCCAAGTATTTCATCATCTTCATCATAGATAGCAAAACAAGGACAATCAATAACCATATATGTATCTTGCTCTACTTCTGCTACAACACCTTCAAAGAAATAATTTATAAAGTTTGCGAACCTAGCGTTCTTTACACACTCAGTCTTCTTCTGGCACATCAGGCAATTCACGAGTTTGCTCTGCGATTTTTTTGACATCTCCACCCTCTAACACTTTTAGCTGCTCAGGTGAAAACCCTTGAAACAACTGGATTGATTCTGTTTTTTGTTCTTTTTTACCTAGCATACCAGATATTTCCATTAAAATTTTTAATGAAGAAAGTTTATCGCTATCTCTACCTTCTTCGTTATCAACGATTTCTTTTGCTTTTAATAATAAATATTTAGGACTAATATCTGTTTCTTCTAACAATTTTTGTATTTCTTTATCTATCAACTCTTGTACCCTTTCTGTTCTTAATAACAAATTTGTTTTTTCTTTTATGTAAGAAGGTGACTTTGCTTTTGGATATGCTTTTTTAAAAGCATCTATAACATTGTCACCTTTTATTACATACTTTGCAAACAAATGTTCTTGCCTAGTAGGCTTTATTCTATTTTTTGTAACTGTATTAGAGTTCAAACCTTGGAAGTTATATATATTAGCACGCATATCTCCTTCTATTTTTATAGAAGAAGCACATCTAAACATACCAACGACTGTGCGTACATAGCGTTGACCGTTCAACGTGCCAGATTCTAGAACTTCACAAACCTTTCCGTCATCTGTAATAATCCAATCAGCTGTTTTGGCTTCTCTCCAGTCATCTTGTACTATGATATTGGGTATAGCCACCCTGGCTTCGTCAATATTATCGTATAAGATGTGCTCCTTGCCTTTTACAATTCTTTTTTTCATTTACGATGTACAATATACTCTGGGTCTTTATCACTTAACCTTACTTCTACCCAACCTTTTGTCTGTGGTTCAAACATAGCATACCTTGCATACTCTGCATAGCCTATAAATGACCCACCTCTAACAAACCATTGTCGTTTTACCTCTTCATTGTCTTGCATAATCTCAAAAGAGTCTACAGGTTTAGCATAAAGCTGGTGATTATGTCCTAAATAGTACATATCTGCCTCAGGAAATATGTTTCTAAGTCTTGTTAGCTCCATATCTCCGTTTTTAGCACCACTTTTACCGTGACCACTAGCAAATGTAAACCTATTAGTGCCATAATTGAGCACTGTGTAGCCTGGAAATGGAAAATAAGGCACTTCTAGGTCGTCACACATTACTCTTACTATATCAATACCTGCTAATCTAACAGAACGTAGCGTATCGTGGTTACCTCCACGCATAAAAATACATTTATTAATGATTGGTCTAATCATTTCTACGTATTGTGAGTATTGTTCGTTATTATCAAACAGTTGGTCACCCTCTGGTATGTGATAGTTAGGTGGAATAAACTCTAACATATCACCATTTGCAAACCAAAGTGCATTAGGGTCGTTCTTAATAGTTTTGATTGCTTCTAAAAACAATACTCTATCAAAAGCTTTACTACCTACGTGCACATCTGTAAGACAATGTAAGTTAATTTTTCTTTTTTTTGTATTATGTTCTAATATTTTACCTGGTACTATCATCGTAATCCTTATTGTACATATAGTAGCTTAATAAAATTATACTATAATTTATTAAATCCAACATAGTGTCTTCTACTTTTTCTTCTACAACAGCAGCCTCACCATTTCTTTCTAGTAAGTTTGCTATTCTTGCAATCTTATCTGATATACGAACAAGTATACCTGTACTTGTATTACATATTTTCAAAGACTCTACCATTTCAAAATTACTAAATGGTTCTTCTAGCTGAGCATAATCGACGTTCTTACTGTCACATAATAGCTTAGCTGATTTAACTATAGCGTCATAATTAGGAATCATATTCTCCTCCCATACGTGTCCATAAGTATTCTCCAAAATTTAGCCTATATAACGAATTGGCTAATACTTGTACTTGTGTTTCTGTTAATCCTAGGCTTGTTCCATAGGTAATACCGTGTAGCACTTCGTGTATAAGCACTTCTAGTATTTTTGAGTCTACCATATCTCTTTCTATAATTATATCACAATTACGCATAGATATAGCACCAAGTATTTCAGCGTCATCGCTACCATACTCAGCTTTACGTCCTTCAATAAAACGCACCGTATAGTTGTGGTCATTTATCTCTAGGTCAAAGGGACTATCAGGAATTTTTAGCTTCTTCTTCATTTTCTCTGTTCTCCAGTTCATTTTGTAAATATTTATTAAAATTATCGGTATCTTTTTTCATTTCTATATATTTATATATGACTGACTCAAGTAACATAAATTTTTCTGTCACTCTGAACATTTCTTGTCTTAAGAGAGCTATATTGTAAACTAAATCCTTTTTGGTCGGCTTTTGTTTTTTTGGTATTGCCATATTGTAGTTTATACACTATTATTGATTGTTGTCAATATTTTTTTTTAATTTTTATGTAATAACGTAATATAAAGGTCTTGACATCAGTTATTTTAATTATTAACTTTAGTTAGGATAACTACACCAACCTACTAGCTAGTATAGTTATATAGTTATCAGAATTTCTATCTCTAGCAATATCAATACTTACAGAGACCTAGTAAAACCTAAAAAATAACGTAACTATGTGTGCTCCTCTTTTTTTGTGTGCAAAGCCCCCCCTGTGCCTAGATTACGTTAGAAAAAGTTCGTTGAGCACCGTCGGTAACGTTAGCAATATGAGCACTTAGACCAATGACTTAAACCGACCAGCTAGTCGGTTTTTAATGAGCACTGAGCACTTTTTTTGAGCACCTTTTTCCTCTAATTTGTCCTCGTTCCAGCTAGAAAACAACCCTCCTTTACCGACGATAAAGCAAATTAGTGCTTGACACTTTCGAAAAGTCTCCATACGTTTATATACCTCTCGAGGACAAACCGAGACACCTCGAGGGAGACCCTGAGGGGTAACGTAACGTCTCGAAAAAGGAAAAAAAAGACAATGAAAAATAACACATTTTGTAACGATAATGACAGTGCAAACAACGCTATCGAGTTCCTCCAGAGCTCTTATGCCGACGGTATAAGGGATTTGGTGCTCAATGTAACCGAGTTTGGCACTAATACCGACGGCATTAGCCAGATTGACCCAGCCTATTGTAACGAGTTTATCGACGAGGCAGGAATCACTATAGCCGACGATATAGTAACGGAGCTCACCAGCTTAATGGGCTTTACCGACGACAAAGACCCAGTAAGGGAGTTCATCGGCTACTGTATCGAGGTAGCAAACAATATCGACGAGATTGGTGCTCAAGCTGAGCTCAATAGTGTCGACATTGGTGACACTACAACCGACGTTGTAGACTTAACCGACGTAGTAAGTGAGAGGGCTGAGCTTAACGCTGAGCCCCTCTTTATCGACGACAAAGATGAGTTCAAGCTCATCGTCATCGAAGATGAGGCAATCGCTGTACCTAGTCACTATCCTGACGATATAGCAAGTTTCACCGACCTGGAAAATTTCAGACGCTGGGACTCTATGACCGACGAGGATAGGGAATTTGTCAACCAGATTGCAAGCCAGGTTTTATAACGGCAAACCAACAACAACAACGCCCTCTTTACCGAGGGGAAAGGAGTTTTCAAAATGTTGAAAACTACATTGAAAGCGTCACCCAATAGTGACGACATTGGAGGTATGAACCTCAAAAAAGAGCTTAGACCATTTGCTAGGCAATTAGTAACGACATTGAGTGACAATGGTAACCTCAGTCGAGACCAGGTCAAAGACCTGAGGGACGCTATAAAGCGAGCCCCTAAAGCCGACGTAGTTAGTATCACGAAGAACCTCAAGGAGCTTTGTGAGGACAATAACTTACCGTCGACAGTTGGAGGTACTACACCGTCGAGTAGTAACCCTACACCGTCTGGTAGTCCTACTACACCGTCGACTAGTAAACCTAACGTCGAGAGAGTTAACCTAGCTCAGCAAGCTGAGGAGCTCAGTAGTAACGACACTGAACAGTCTAGTCCAGACAGTAGTGACGATACTGTAACCAAAGACGAGGTGAACCAGATGATTCACCAGGCTTTAATGACGGCAAAGCAACCTAATCAAGTCACTACACCGTCGAGTAGTGATAAGCTTGAGCACTGGCAATTACCGTTACTTCAGGCTATTGTCGAGACGAATAGACAAGCTCTTATCGTCGGTGGAGCTGGTTCTGGTAAGACGACTATTGCCGAGACAATAGCTCAGAAACTAGGCTTTGACGTCGACAAAGAGTTCTACTCTATCTCACTAAGTAGTGGAGTTTCCGAGGCTCATCTCTCTGGTCGTATGGTTATGACTGGGGAATTCCTCGACACTGAATTCCTCAACATAGTTGAGAACGGAGGAGTTATACTCCTCGACGAGTTCGACAATGCCGACCCTGATGTCCTAGTAGGGCTCAACAGTCTATTAGCTAACGACCTAATAAGCTGTCCATTGAGAAGAGGAGCTGAGCAAGCAATTCGTAACGAGAATTGCTACATTATTTGCACAGCAAATACCTGGGGAAATGGTTCAGGGGGCTCTTCTGGATACCAAAGAAAACAACTGGACTCAGCTACGCTGGATAGATTCGTCGGTTCTAAGTTCTATATGGGACAAGATAGACGAATTACTAACTTCGTTATGGGACTTACCGACGAGAAAGTAAGTTACCCAGAGTCCATACAGTATCGAGATATGACTCTACCTGTTGACACTGAGGTAGTAGCCTTAAGGCTAAAGCTTGATTACATCAAGAGTTGTATCGACGACTCAAGACGTAATATTCGACAGCTATTAGGAGTCAGAGCTTATGCTCAAGGAGCTAAGCTAATCAGACAACAGAACTTTAGTTCTGATTTAGCTGTTGCTCTGTATCTTCAGAACTGGACCGACGACCAGTTAAAGACGATAGGAGTTAACCGAGACTACGACTCTAAGCTCGATATGTTTAGTTACAACTTCACTAGTCAGTTTCTTAGGGAGGTAGCTTAGTATGTCGGTTAAGGTTAAATCTAATATCGCTGAACTCGTCGACTTCAAGACTAGAGAGCTCGATTCTCGAGCTCTCCGAGACAAGCTGACGTTTATCGACGGTAAACCAAAGTTTGCCAGAGAGGCTCACAGAGTGCTCAGTCGTTCCGTTACCGACAGTAAACGGTTTGAGTTCCAGAGTTTCGAGGACTTTCTATCGTTGGTAGAACAAGGTGAAAGAGCTAATGGTGTCGACTTTAGCACTCTGGGCTATGATTGCTGGACGAATACCTCGACAGAGTATGAAGAGGACTGGACTAATTCTGATGTCCTCGACATCAGAGGAAGAGAGCACCAGCTAGAGATAGTAGACCGAGGCTTTACTACTCAGAGTATATTCGACTACTATACTAACGTCCAGTCTAGACTGGAGTCTAACCCTGACACTTTAGAGAAACTCGGCTCTATTGGTCAAGATTGCCGACGTAAACGTCGAGCTGATTTAGCTGGCTATCTCGTCAACATAGACAAAGCTATGTCTGGCATTGACCCTATGGAGTCAATGAAGAGGAACAACCAGTCTATGACTGTTCGTTTCTTCATCGACCTAGCAAGGCTAGGAGATGAGAGACCAGAGACTGTTTTACAGTCTAGCTGTGTTGCTGTTGCCGTTGCTAAACAGCTTGAATCTCGAGGATATTCTACTGAGATTAAGTTCGGCACAACCAACTTTAGCAACAGCAAAGACCTGGTTTCTTGTATCTCTTTCGTCGGCAAGAGACCAGACGAAACTATCAATGAAACCAAGATGATGACTTTCTCTTCAGCAAGTATCTTCAGGGACTTCATCTTCAGTTTCCGTTACTACTGTCTCGGTTTTGGTGGTGGTATGGGAGCTAGCTTTTACTCGTTAGCTAAACCAGAGAAGAACCAAGAGTTCTTCCAGGAATTTACTGACTCCGATGTTTACATCGGCTACAATGACAATCTCGAGACTATTGTAACTGGAGTTAGTGGGGTGCTCAGTGATTAGACTTGGTGCTCAAAAAGCACGGTGCTTCTTGAAAAGAAGCACCTGCTTTTTTACACGTACACGGAGGGACAAATTACAAGAGCCTAACCTCTTGAATTTGTATGCACGCACAAAATCCCTTGGGAGGGAAAGGGCTTGCCCCCTGTGTCCGTGTGTACGAGGTTCAGCAAGTAATTTATTTACTACGTAAATTAATTTCTTGACAATTACCGAAAAAGTTTACGAAGTTAATAGGAGATGACAGCAAACAACACAACAAATTTTCAACTTTACCTAGGAGGTAACAATGCCAGATTATAATGACAACCATTTACTACTACCAGGAAAACTGGTAGACGATATTATTGACAGAGCCGAGGACTATAATAGGCTGATTTCATCAGGAGAGGATAGACCTCAAGAATTACTTGATTCAATAAGTTCTTTAAAAGATGAAATAGATGAACTCAAGGAAAGCCTTGAGATGTGGGACTGGTTCAATACTTGTTTGGCTACTTCTGATACAGAAGAGGACGCTATTGAATCTACGATTCAGATATACGGAGACAAATTTGGAGACAACTCTAGAAGTAATCTAGAGAATATGCTCAGAGCATTTATCGACAACAAATAAAGGAGAAACAAATGACTATCAGTTCTTTAGTAAAGCATTACATTAATTCCGTTGAGGTTAAACTGGACGAGGACTTCAGTGTCTCTGACCTTGGCTTTGGTAGATTACCTCACAATCTAGATGAAGATTTTGGTGGTATACTTCAGATAAATGAAGAACTCTTTTACAAGTTGTCTTACTGCATATCTTCGATATGCAAACACTACAACATAGATTTGGAGAGAAACCTGAACATTAACTGGGTTTCTGTGCCGATAAAACCAACGTATGCTGAGACTGGAAGTCTCTGGACGTATGCTAACTCTGGAGAAGAGTTAGATGAAGACGAAAAACTCGTCACCTTTGGTGTGAGATATTCACACGAAGAGGCTGAATCCCCCTCAGGGATTAATATCTACTACAAAGTAGTAGGAGGACTTAAGTAGTGCAAAAAATAGCTCGAAGTAAACTAACGCCCCTTGAGTTCCCTTTCTCTTGGTTGAGCACTAGCCGTAGAGAGATTGGTTTAGATAGGGGCAAAAATTTATTAACAACAACAATAAAAGGAGAAAACTATGGCTTATGAAGACGGTAGTTTAATCGATAGAGAGTTATTTAATCACCCTAGATATGTTAGTAATGTCTTTAGACATACTCTAACTAGTCTTAAAGATTGCTTGACAGTAATCGAGGAGACTGGAGGTCTCGAAGAGGCTATGGAATATCAAGGAGAAGAGGAGTTAAACGCTATCTTCCAGTTAATGGAAGTAGTGAAACACTTACACTTTTACAACGAGGAGGACGAATAGATGAAAGAATCATTTAAGAACATCAAAAAAGGAACAAAGTTAATCACTGGACAGCTTGGTATACCTACCAATGCTGTTGCTATGGAGTCTATCAAACAAGGTAGAGGGTACAAGACAGTGCTCTTAGTCGACGTTAAGGGCTCTGAGGTTGGTATGTTCGACGAGATTGGGTCGATATATGTCGACGATATATTGGAGGTAATCAATGAGTAAAATAAATACAGAAAATATCAATTACAACAGATTCAATAAAAAGGTCTTCAGAGTCTTTGCTGAAGAGAAAGTAACCAAGGTCTACTATCAGGACATTATAGCCTCTTCTGAAGAAGAGGTTACAAAAATCTTGGATAATCAGAAAGACGGTCTTGCTTGGATAGAAGACTCTGAGCACCCTAATGCTGGAGCTGGAGACTTCAAAGTATTTGAAGAAGACGCTGAGGTTCTTCGAGACGAACGTCTCTCAAACAGTCTCAAGTATGAAGAGTTCGACGAACTCTATCAAGACTGGTGGGACGATACTTATCCTGATTATGATAAAGATAAATGGCAAGAACCTATAGGAGGTTATAGATGATATATAGAGTAACAGCAATTTGTATTAAAAGACTACAAAAAAGAGAGGGCACTGCTAACGGTAGTGTATTGAGAGAGGAGAAATACCAAACCAATATCTACCAAAGCTTTATTACCGACGATAATAAACTAACAGCAAACATAACTACGTTATGGTATCCAAGTGTTCCTCGTGATTGTGGAGATAAAAGTGGTATAAGACAAGAGATTATAGACACTGAAGAGAACGAACTATTTAGTGACTGCAAAACTCGTTATGATGTTGAAGACAGATACGAAAGTTTCTGGAACAGAACACAAGCTGGACTGGGCTATGATAACAAGGAGATTGTTAAGGTGCTCAAAGTGGAGGCTATTGATGAAGAGTAAGAAGAAAGTTATAGACGTAGAACTAAATGGTAGCTGGGTGCTTGAGAGTGTACTAATGCGTGAAATGTTTCCGTTACTAAAGCCAGGAGCTAGTCCTGAGGAAATGTACGAACATCAAAACCAGCGTGCTCAATACGCTGAGTTATTAAGCGACCTAGAATATGATGAACTGTTGGTTGAGTTTAACCGTCAGCTAAAGACTAAATACGAGTTGACTAATTTGACCGACGAACAAAAAAAGAAACTAAAAAGGAGAAAGAAATGAAACTAGATAAACCTTATAGAAAGTTATCTACAAGAGAAAGAGCTCTTCGTAGAGAGATGAAGAAAATGAACACAGCTGTAAATAATATACACGACCTAGGTTTTAGACCTAGTGTTGAGGCTCATAACCCTATGAAAAACAGTTTTTATATTGGGGTTACAGACCCTGAAACTGGGGAGTTGTGGACTGTAGGTGAAGACCTTGATTGAAATATTATTTTTGACAATTTGGGTTTCACCTATATTAGCAAGTATTTTTTTTCTACTACGTAGAAAATAAATCCTTGACAAGTACAAAATGAAACGCTTAAGTTATATACGTAACAACAACGCCAAACCGATAGGAGGTTCAAATGGCTATGCAAAAACCTGATTCAATAGAGTTCTTCGCTTTTCTTGACGAAGAATTATTAAAAAGACCTGAATATGAAGAGATAAAGATGATGACATCTAAAGCACTGAGTATGTGTACTCCTCTGGAGCTTATAACGGTGCTCAATATATTTTCAATGGGTCTTGGTCTTGAAAAAGAAAAACAATGGAACGAGTCTTCTAAAGAAGAAGTAGGTTCTGAACAAGTAGATAAGATGAACGACTGTACCATAGGTACACAAAAAGTTGCAGTGAAACACAAGACTATGCAGTCTGAAAGACTGTTAAACATTGTAGAAAGTCTTCGAGATGAGTTTGATAAAGCTCTAAATGATATGAAACTTATCGACGCTGAAGTAAATTCAACCAAACACTTAGTAAACTCAAAGGAGGTGGCAAGTGCCTAAAAAAGTAAATGATGAATCTATAGCAAAAGCTAGAGCTTTTGCTAAAACCCCTAGAGGTCAGTTAATCTTTGGACAAGCACTAGCTGTAGCTAGTGATGTGCTCAAAGATAAAGAGCCCTCTAACTCTGATGATATGAAATTCCTAGGAGAGAATCTCTTTGGAATTTGGTATGCTATCTATACACCTGAGGCTCAAGAGGCTATCAGGAAGACTGAAGAAGAGGTAGCAAAGCTAAATCAACAAGCTCAGAGCTAGATTTATGTTGTTGTTATCAGTTAGTCGACGACACACAGAGACGCCCCTTTTGGGGCGTTTCTCATACTTATCCACAATTTTATACACATATCCACATAGGAGGGGAATATGAATTGTAAACAAAAAAAATTAGCAAAGATTCTTCACGACCTTAGGCTCTTGGAGATAACGATAACAAGACTATACTCAAGGAGGTATAAGTGATGTATTATGACGTAGACTTAGACGTAGTATACTGGGCTTGTATGACACAAGCTGAACTACTACTTACAATAATGATTGTAATATTAATGTGGGAAATAATAAAATTATTTTGGAGGAACACAAGATGAGTAATAAGGATATAGAACAACTAAAAAAAAATGCTATATTTGAATTTTTCAATGACTATTTAGATATGATTGAAATTGGTGATGATATGGTATTAAAAGAAATGTGGCATAATGTACATTTAATTGAACAATGCAAAACAGAAGATGAACTTAATAATATTAAGTTTGTTGAAAAAGAAACAAATTGGAGGAGTTAAGATATGACTGATAAAAATATAGAACGTGATATTATAGATTCAAAAATGTTAGATGAAATAAAAACAGCAAAACAAGCTCTTGATTTACAAGAGAAAATAGATAATCTTATTGCCAAACTTGAAAAGCTTGGCTTTGAGTTTATGTGGTATAATCGTATCAGTGGTATAAGGAGGAAAAGAAAAAATGTTTGATTATTTTATAGCAATAACGTCACTTATTGGTGTCATATATGGTATCAAAAAAGGGCTCGAGTCTATTGATAAACTCGAAAAATAAAAGTGTTGATTTATACAATAAAACTTTTGTATATTGTATAAAATGCTCTAACTTTAACAATATGAGGATTTACAACTATGCTCGATACATACACAACTAACAAGTTGAGTCTTGGAAGTGCTCAACGCTTTGTTATTTTAGCAAAGCAAAATAAAAACTATCAGAACGGTAGGTTCTTTTTTGAGTGCGTAGCAACAGATAAAAAAAGTGCACTGAAAAAGTTCATCAACCAAACTGGAATTGATTTAAACAAGGCACAAATAAAAATAATTTGTGACGAGAAAAAAAATAATTCTTGACAAGTTGATAACAAAGATAGTAAACTAACTATAGCTAGCAAGCTAGGGCAAACACTCACTATTAACACTTGTTTTGATTTCCATTAGTTTCTCTAGCTAGCTAGACTTTTTTCATTGTCTTTGATATAGTAAGACATATCATCGACTCCTTTGCAAACAAAGGCAAGTAGAAATACTTGCCTTTTTTGTTATATGTGTGTATTTTATGTGTACGAAAAGCAAAGGAAGAAATAGTTACCAGGAAACTAAGAGAGGAACTCTCACCCAACCTGGTAACCTCTTCCGAAAGGAAAGACACACTATGGGAGCTATTGGATTTATCTGCCCTGATAAAGAAACAACTAGCTTTGAGCACTGCTTTGAAAAATGTCGTATGGTTGAACGCTGTATGTCTGTAGCAACTCTTAAAGCTATGTCAGAACAAAGACCTGACGACCGACCACCGAGCACTACCGAACTCTTGGTAGGCACTTGCGAATCATATCTCAAACGCACAACAGAATATTATATCAACCCTCAAGAACGTGCATACGCACTTATGGGAACAATTCACCACGAAAATTTAGAGAAACAAGACTTGTCGAAGGATAAGTATTTGATTGAGCACCAACTTGAAGGATTAGACATTACAGGTATTCTGGATTTTTATGATAAAGAAACAGAAACTCTTATCGACTATAAAAACACTGGAAGTTTTAAGGCGATGAAAGTATTGGGTATGACGCACACGCTTGTTCCTGACCCCTCTGGTGCTCGCTATAAACGTAGTGGTAAATGGGGAAGAGCTGGTCAAATAAAACAAATCAAACAATGGTATCGTGATGAAAGCATAGCTGATTTTGGTGATTGGCTTTTGCAAATAAATATGTATCGATATTTGTTAGAGCAAGAGGGCTATAAAGTAAGGGCTCAAAAACTGCAAATGAATATTAGAGACGCCTCTACTGCTATGTCAAAAGATAGAGGAATAGATAGAAATATTTATTTTGTTGATGTTCCTTTAGTAGATGATGAAGAACTCGTAGAGTTTTATACTTACAAACGAGACCTATTGCTTGAGCACTTAGCTGATAAAAGAACACCTCCAAAGTGTAATGTTGTAGAAACTTGGGAGGGAAAAAAATGTGAGGCTTACTGTGAAGTCAGAAGTTTGTGTCCGTACCAAAAGAATATACTTGACATTAATAAATAACGTGAATAAAATAGGTCACAATAATAACCAATAACGGAGAAAAATATGGCGACAAAAAAATCTGAAGAAGAAGTGTCTATGCTAACACGACCAGCATTACACTTTGAAATGTCTAGTTCAATAGCAAAACTTGCTTTGGCTCAGACAAAAGTCCAAAAAGAAATCAAAGACTTACCTAAAGAAAGTAAGGGCTTTGCTCACAAGTATACTACGTTTGATAAATTAGTTCAGTATCTTAGACCTATCTTGTCTAAGCACGGAATATCTTTTATTCAAATGCCTTGTGGGGACAATGAAAACGTGGGTGTAATTACTTTATATATGCACACGTCTGGTGAATATATTTCTAGTAAAGTAGAAACTCAAATCATACAAGCACAAAATAAATATCAATCTATGGGTAGTGCTATAACTTATTTTAAAAGATATAGCTTAGCTTCTTTTGTTGGTATTGCTAGTGATGAAGATACAGACGGTAACGTACAAAAAAAAGAAGTTAAGAAACCTACACCAACAACCAAACCACTAACCGATGAACAATTCAAGACTGTAATTGATACAGTAAAAGATGAAAATGAAGAGTTCAGAGACAAGGTAACACAAGCAGTTAAGGCTCAAAAGTTACACCAAGATAACTATATGGACTGGCTGTTAGAATATAAAGAATCAAAAACCAAGGAGGGAAAAAATGGTAAGTGATTTATTAGATGATTTGTTAAATGAAGACGCTTGGTATGAAGTGAAAGATGAAAATAGTTCACCGATTGACGAGGGTAAATATACAGCTACAGTAACTGGTTTAAATGTAAAAGAAAATAAAGAAGTCCAAGGAAAATTCTTGGCTGATATTTTTGAACCAGTGTTTAAGATTAATGGAGTTGACGTAAAACACAAAGGTTTATTTAGGTTCAAAAAACCTGACCCCTCACTGTACCCTCACTTACAAGAAGATATGGGCTCTAACAGTGGGTATTATGCGTTTATGAATATGTGTAAGCTCACTCAAGAGAAAGACGGAAAAATGCTTTTACCTCCTTTAACATTAGATATGTTAAATACAATGAAGTTTGAGGTAGAAGTAGTAATAGAAAGTTGGACTGGTAGAAACGGTAATGAGATGAAAACACCTAGAGTTGTTAAAGTATTATCAGTAAATAAAACAGTACCTAAACAAGAAGTCGAAGAAGACGAGTTGCCGTTTTAAATTTGTGTGTCGTCAATGGTAGATGAGGGTAGGTTTTCCTTTCGTTGTTGTTGTTATACCTATATCCTACCCCTCTACTCTAAACCAGGAGAAAAATATATGTCAAGAATTATGAACGTGTTGCTAACGTATAAACAGCTAGATAAAAAAGGAAAGCTAGGTAAACTAGGTAAAGAAAGATATAAAGAATTGTTAAAAGAAAATATGCACAAAAAAGTAGTACAAAAAGGAGAGTTCAATGTCAGCTAAAAACAAAAGACGTGGGACTACCTACGAAAGAAAATGTGTAGAAAGAGCTAAGGGTTTTGATTTAAAAGCAGAAAGAACCTGGGGCTCAGACGGTAGAAGCAGAGGTTTACACCAAGAAGTAGATATGATTATCGAAGATAATGTGTATGTTCAGTGTAAGAAAAGAAAAAAAATTGCTGAGCACTTGAAGCCTATACCAGAACTTCACGTCCAATTTGTCGGAGAAGACAGAGGTGAAGATTTAGCAATAATGAGACAAGATTATTTCTTGTTACTATTAACATTTGTAAAAGACAACCTTAAGGAGATAAACGATGTCAAAAAAAAATAAAAATAAAGAAGTAAAAACATTAGATGTCACTGTAACTAATGACCAAGGAGAACAAGCTACGTTTGATTTAAATGAATCAAGTGCTGTGGTACAAGGGTTATACAGCAGAGCACTTGAGTTAAAGCAACAACAGGTTAAAATAGAAACCAAACTTGTTGAGAATCATATTTTGATTAACGATTATGTTGCTAAAATTATGCTTGAGCTAAACAAAAAGGAAGAAGTGAAAAATGAAGATACCAGTAAAGAAAAGTGACGCCTTAGACTATTACAAAAAATGTTTTGAACTTGTAGTAGAAGAAGCAGATAAAAGACAAGAGTTGTGTAACTCAACAGAAGACCAGTATGATAAACAAGTATATAAACGTTTAAAAGGTTCTCTGGTTACATTTCAAAGACTAATCAATAGAATAGAATCAGGAGAAGATGATGAATCAAAATGATATGATATTAGTTGCATTAAAAAACGGAGAAAGAATTACTCCTTTGACAGCACTTGAAAAGTTTGGGTGCTTCAGATTAAGTGCTCGCATTTGGGACTTACGAAATGAGGGTCACCCTATTAAGACAAAACATATTGCAACCAAACAAGGTAAAGTAGTTGCAGAATATAGTTATGTGAGGTCTGATAGTGGAAAAAATTAGTGTAATAAAAAAAAACGGCTTGCCTTTAAACGAACAAGATAAAAAAAACTTCCGTGATAGGCTGGCTATAGTATGCTTTCAATTAGGTTTTGTTATAGTAGACGATGAAGATAAAGTTACAGGTAAAGCTTATACAAAAGAAGACTTACAATTATCACAGGTAAATCCTAATTGTGAAGTATGTGACGACTAAAATATTTAAGTTTGTCGAAAAGGCTTTACTGTATCTAAGAGAAAGTGTATATTCTAAAGAGACGTTAAAGGCTTACTTTAAAGACGACGATTGGTTTGACGACGAGTATATAGAAAGCGAAAGAAGAAAGAAAAACGAAGTAGCTTATCAATCTACAAAGTTCCAACCTTATCGATGTCCTGACTGTAAAAGAGCTTGGCGTTATTATACACTACCAAAAGGTAAAGTTCCACTAAGAGAATTTTTAGGCAGAGGTGTATTAATGGAGGAAAAAAGATGTCCAAAAAAACTGATATGTCACGAAAGAAAAAAGTAAAATATTATTGTCAGTCCTGTGAAAATGAAATACCAGAGAAAGACCAGTCTGATTCCATAGCATATTACTTTGCAAAAGAGTTTGATGAATACTATTGTAAAAAATGTGCTGATGAACGACACGAATATTTAACTTACAGGTATATTAACTAATGCGTTGTCCAGCTTGTGGTTGGTCAAACACATTAAAAAACTACCCAAAGAAAAACATACAATTAAAAAAGAATATTGATGACGATATTCTAGAATTACTTAACAAACATTTCCTAACTGAACTTAATGATTTAACAGCTTATACTTTATTGAAAGCTTGTACTGACACAAGAACAGAGGTAATAAAGTATGCTCTACAAATATGGGAGAGAAGAGGTCTGAAAAACAGAGGTTATGATGTGTATTATTTTATAGGAATTTTAAGAAACGAAAGTAAAAAATATGACGAAAAAAGAAAACAAGAGTCAAGCAGACTTGACAAGCTACCACCCAGCATTACCTAATCACGAAACAACTAAGATGTTTAGTGGTATGTCTGAGAGAGAAGTGCTCTCGGTGCTCATTAAGAATCAAGATATGATTACAGATGTCATAAAATATATACCAACTTCAAAAGTTTTTTATTTTCCTGACCACGAAAAGATATGGAAAAGTATGTATGCTTTATATAAAAGCAACAAGACTATAGATGTAGCTACTATATGTAATCACTTGTCAGAAAAAGGTTTTAAATTAACTTATTATGTAACAGGTTTAGAGTATGTAACAACAGCTAATTTACAGACACACGCAAAAATTGTTTATGATTTATATGTAAGAAGACAACTATATGAAAAAATTATGGGATATGAAAAGAGATTAAGAGAGCTGTCTTCATATAAAGATGTATCAACAGATATTAACCTGCTCTCTAAAATGGCTGAGAAGTTTCAATCAGCCATATCTCTTGATGAAAAAAGTATGGGTGCTATTACAGAGGACCTAGAAAAATCTATATTTGAAAAGAAGAACTTAATACAAACAGGTATTGGTAGAGTTGATAGAGCAATAGTCGGTATGACTAAGGGGGAAATATCTATTGTCGCTGGTAGACCTGGTAATGGTAAGAGCACTTTTGTTTTAAATGTAGTTAAAAACTTGGTGCTCGACGGCAAGAAAGTTATGTTAATATCTAGAGAAATGCCTAACGTAGAGATTATAAAAAAGTTTATTGCTATGCACACAAAAGTAAAAAACAGAGATATGCGTAGTAATGCTCATAAGTATAAAGATGAAATTAAAAAAGGTTTAGAATTTGTAAAAAAACATTACAAATCATTACATTTATTTGATAATTTAAGAACACTAGATGAAGCGTTAAATGAAGCAAAACGTATTCAACCAGACGTTATCATCGATGACCATATTGGTTTTATAGAGTTTCCACATTATGACAAACAAGATGTAAGGCATCGTATCGCTGAAATTACTCGAAGATACAAGTGGCTTGCTAAAGAAATTGACTGCTGTGTGATTCTCGTTTCACAACTAAATCGAAATATTGAGCATAGAGTAGATAAGATTCCACGACTCAGCGACCTTGCTGAGTCTGGTAATCTTGAACAAGATGCAGAAATAGTTATCTTTAATTATTATCCATACGTATACGAATATGAAAACGCTGAGCACGGTGAGTATGGAACACAACTGATTGTTGCTAAGAATAGATATGGAACAACTTGTAAGTTTGATTTAGGTTACGACGGAGATAGTGCGAGCATTTTAGATTCACCTGAAGAAGCAAAAGCAAAGAGTGAAGGTAGAGCACTGAGCACTGAAGAGTATGCGAATACTTTATTTTAACGTTGATTTCTATAAAACTGCATATCTTCTTGTATGCCTTTTCTAAATTCATCGCTTCTTAGGTAGTAACTTAATTGTGACTTGTGAAACTTTACTAACGATTCAAACCTATTCCAAGCTTCTGGGTCTCTAAGTTTTAATTCTCTTTCGAACAACTGATAATCTGTTTGCTTTTTAAGCTTGCTAGGTGTTTTGTTTAGAGTAATAGGAGTCATATCATTTTCTAAATAACTCATTATATCTTTATAGTTTTGTAGATATACTTGAGCACCACGCATATTATTACCACCATTATATAAATCTTTTTCTGTTTCTGAAGCTATAGTTGCTCTAACTGCGTTAGTAAACTCTTGAGGAGTTGCTTCACTATAGAATAAAACTTTTAAATATTGTTTATGTTGACTTGGTAATATTTCTTCTTTCTGGTCTCCTCTTGTAACCATAACTGGAGGCATAGGTAATCCATATCTTTCTGTAAAATCTCGTTGCATTTGTAATGATTTTTTATATTCTAGATAATTAGGTCTTTTAATTTTTTGTGCTAAATTATATGCGTTGCTAGATAACGCAGAAACTTTTACAGCTTGCTGTATTAAGTCATAAGTTTTCATATCGTTTTTAACTTGACTTCCTATGTCTTCATTATCAAACATATACATTTCTGCTTTTTGAGCACCCATAAGAACAGTCATAGCTAAAGCCCAACCTGTTCTTGTAACTGCAAATGTATCAAAAGGATTTCTGTTAGGGTCACCTAAAGAGTTTGCCATATCATATAGTATACCAAACCCTGCTAAAAATTCACCGTATGATAAGTAGTTAAAAAATGTCTCTGGTAAATTACTAAAATAATCTTTAGGTTGATTGTATAACCAATGTGATAATTCAAATGTTGCACCACCACCTAAACCTGTAGCTACTACATACTTCAATAAAGGTGCTGGATTACCCTCTCTTGCAGGTTTTATTATATTGTTTGCAACATTATCAGTAACAATAGCTGCTATTCTTGTAAACAAAGTAAAAGGTTTTAGATATTGATTATCCATAAGAGGTAGTATAAAAGGCTTACCTATTGTACCTTGAGTTGTACCGTGAGACCTTATCATAATATTTAAAAGTTCTTCTTCTGTAAAGTGACCACGTTTTACTGCCTCTACATAATCATCTCCCATATTAAATGTGTCTCTTAATAATGCAGCTGCTTTAGTTTTCTTTTGAGGATTAGATTTTGGATTTAATAAAGTTTGTAGTGCATCTTCTGCAGTTAATCTACCAACAGGAACAGCAAGAGTTCTGTTACCATACTCAGCTCCTGTCATACCAACAGTTAAACCTCTCGAAGCAATATTGTCACCAAAAGTTGTGTCTAACTGTTTTCTACCACCAGAATATCCACCAGCTTTTCTTGTATAACCAATGTAAAGTTTTCTAAAAGCTTTATCTCCGAGCACTTGACCGAGCACTTGGAAGAATCTTAAGCTGCTAAAAGTACCAAATGTTTGTATGTTACCTAAAACTAGGTTTCGTAATGGAGACATCAAACCACTTAATCCTGCAGTAGCTGTAAAGTTTACACCATAAGTTACATATTCACTTATTAAATTATTTGCATCAGACCTTACTAAAAAGTCTGCATCTTTTTTAATCATATTTTTTAAATCTTGTTTGTCTATTCCTGGGAACTTTACTTTATTACTGTCATAAAAAGCATCAACTTCGTTTAACATATCATTAAAAAACTTACCGTACTGACTAAACCCTGACAATATTCTATCAGGTTCTCCAAACAATCTAAACTCTGTATCTGCACCAAAATATCTAGCTAAAGAAATTACATTAGCTATTCTACCAGCGTATCTATCCATACTTCTGTCATATCTCATATCATAAGTTTCTACTCTTTTAGCAATTTTTGTACCCTCAATACTGTCTCCTACTTGTTTATTAAAATCTTTAGAAGAAGTTCTAATTATTTGACCATTTTCATCTATAAAATATACAGGGTCTAAATCAAATGTTCTTGAATATTGAGCACCATAAATACCGTTTCTGTCTGTGTTTTTACCTAGTCTTTTAAACAGCACTTCATACTCGTCATCTTTTAAACCAGGGTATTTTACTCTTAAATCTTCTAATACTCTTTGTTTAAAGACTAAATTTCTATCAACTAGTTTGAAGAAATCAGAACTTACTGTTAATGGTATATAATTTTTTTCACTTAACCATTTACCAGGTTCTATTCTACCTGTTATAGGGTTGTGTCTTTGAACAGGAACTTTAAATTCTATAGCTAATTTATCTATCTTTTCCATAATTCTAAGGTGCTCATTAGCTGCTTCTTGAACTTGTAATATAGTTTTTTTTGAGTATCCCTGTAATCTATATGCAAATTTAGGGTCTATTAATCCAAACATAATGTTATCAAAATCTTTTCTAGGAAGACCAAACAAACCAGCACCTGAAACTTTTTTACGTATAGCCTCTTGTGAAATTCTTAGTTCATATATCATACTTTTTATAGTGTCTGCAAAAAATTCTTTTCTGACCATACTGCTAGCAAACTTTTCAAATCCTGCATAGCCTGTTTTTTCATAAAGAACTTGATACTTTCTATATAACGGTCCTAGTTTCAATGTATTAAGTAATGACAAACCTACCATTTCTTGACCAACTAATTCATCAATACCTTTAATACCTGAAACCCATTTAGAAATAAATGTTTCATCAACGTCCATACCTTTTAATAATGAAAGATATGTTGTAGCCTCATCATTGGTTAACTGTGTTGTTTTTGTCTTACCAAATAATAAAAGTTTTAGGTCTCTGTGAGCACCATTTCCGTCAGCGTTTCTCATATCTAAAGCAGTTTCTTGTTTTCTAATAGCGTTAGACAAACCTAGTTTTGTGTCGTCAGCATTTTTTAATCTTGATGCACCAAGTATTTTTAAGAAATCTAATTCATCTTTTAGTTCACTAGAGTATCTGGCATTTTTTGTAGTCGCTTTTTTATTTATAGAATATTTACTACCAAAAGCTACTACTCTTCCGTTTTCTAGCTTGACCATTTCAATATCTATATCTTCAAATTTAGCAGGATTTTTTACTGTAAACTTTGGTTCTCCTTTTGCTGGTCTTCTACTTTTACTTCTTATTCTTACTCCAGGTGCAATCTTTCTACTTCTGCTTTTTAAAACTGTGCCTCTCTCTAATGCTTCTTCTACCACTGCTGTACCTGGTATTCTTGAGTGATATAAAACTCTTTCTAATGCAAACTCTTTACCCTTTACTTTACTTCTTTGAAGCTCTATCAAACCTTTATTTGTTTTTACATACTGTTGTCCTGTCAATCTTGCAATATCAATAGCGTCTCTGTCTGTAATATTTTTTACAATAAAACTATTAAATACGTTTTTCATAGATGAGTCTGTAGATATTTTCATTATGTCTGACTCTTTATAACCTCTAGATAGTAGCTCTTGTATTAAAGCATCTTCTACGTTTTGACCAGGCTTAACAGGTAATACATTTTTAAAAGGACCATTAACAGCACTCACTATACCCCACTTTTTATTTTCTATAAAAGTAGCTACATCTTTATCTGTTTTAAAAAATGTTTTATTTTTTCCATTAGGTTTTGTATTACCTCTAATTCTTATAACTTCATCTGGCAAATCACTATATCTTCCAAAAAAATCTTCTATAGTTCCTTTCTTTGGAGTTACTTGACCCTTTTTATTTACATTAGTTTGTTTACCACTTTTATTAAAAGTGTCATAAAATAATTCAAAAGCATCTTTTTCTTTGTTGTAAGATATTTGATTTAATTTAGCAGAGTTTCCTGATTTAGAATAATACGAAGTTCCACTGTATTTAAAAGATAAGTTTTTAAAAATATCTTCTGCCTTTACTAAAGCTGCTTTGCTGTATTGATTAATTAAAGCTTCATCTGTTATCTGACCAAACTCTCTTAAAGAATTACTTAAAGTATTTCTTGTAGTTTGTATTGTAGCACCATTAACTAATGAACCTATAGCACCAAACATTAATCCACTTGCAAGTCTTTCTTGTAAAGTTGCATCGGCACTATTTAATCCTGTTGAAAAGAAACCAGCACCAAATCCTCCTAAAGACCTTGTACCTACTCTGTTATATATATTAGTTTGTTGTAAAGACCTAAAGCCTAATCTATTATAAATAGCACCACCAAGTGCGTCAAAAGGTATAGCTTTTAAGTTTTTTGTAATATCAAAAGGTTCATCAGATTGAAGTTGTTGAGATGTTGTAGCTATTTGTCCATATCCTACAAACATACTAGCTTCTTTAACAGTCGTACCTCTTTTTAGATAGTTAACTGCTGCATATGGGTCGTCTGCTGCTAAGTTAAAAAATTTATTTAATCTATAATTTTGTAATTGTTTGAAACCAAAACGAGCACCATAAGTTTGACCAATACCAGACTGAGCTAATGCTAAAGATTTGTTACCAGCTTTCCAAAGCTCTCCTGATGTTTTTAAAACAGCAGCAGATTGTTTTGCAGCTTTACCACTTTTTGCAACACTTAATGCAGCAGTTCCATAGGTTGCCATACCACCTGTAAGATAATTTAAAATTAAATGTTGAGATACTAAAGCTGTACCACCACCTATAAATCTACCTGCTTTTCTTCTAGCTCCTTCCAACTCTAAGAAAGGAACATCAGGCTCTATAAACAAACCAACACTACCATAACCTTCGGCAGCTGCATCAAAAAACCCTTCTGGCTGTTGACGTAAATCAACATCTCTGTCACGTTTTTTACTAGGTAATTCAACATTATATTTTTTAAAAAAACTATCTACAGTAGTATTAGATACAGTGTCTTGAGGAGCTTTTGTTACTGTTGATATTGTTTCAGGTGCTAAGCCATAGTTTTGTAAAAAACCTGCAACATTAGGCTCTGGTTGTTCAGTTTGTTCTTTATTTCTGTCTAACAGGTCTTGGATAAAACTCACGTTTCATACCCTTAATCACGTTGTTTATATAAATCATATGCTTCTTGTTGTGACACTTTCACTACAGTATTATTAGAAGGGTCTAAAGCAAAATATTCATACACTGGCATTAAAGCTTGTGGGTCAACCACTCCTCTACCTACTATTACTGCTTTACCATTTACGTTAAACTTCAGTTGACTATCTTTTGGAAAACCTTCTGGAGCATTTGCTACAATATTTTTGCCTGTAAATAAATTATCAAAGTTTTCTAGCTCTGTAGGTAGTTCTTCTTTAGGTGTAGCTCCTAATAATTTTTCACCAGTTTTTATGATAGAGCTTTTTAAACTATTAACAAAAGGGTCATTTGGGTCAAAGTTAAAATCAAAATCTGGAGACATCACGTATTGGTATAGCTGAGTAAACTGTTGTAGTTCTGTTAAACTTAAAGACTTATCTAACTGAATATTTTCTAAAAATTTATTTGTAATATCTCTAGCTTGTTCTGGATTATTTTTAGCATATCTTAAAGTTTGTGAGATTTGATTTACTTGGCTTATTTCTAAATTTAAAGCAGACGCATTTTTTTCTAAAAAGTCTATGTATACTTCAGATGTTGTTTGTGCTAATAAATCTGCTCCTTCATCTTCTAGACTCTTCAATTCATTTTTATAAAAGTCAGTATTTTTATTAGAATAAGTTGCTAGAAAATTTTCTGTCTCTTTGTACATTTTCATCTTTCTATCTAAAAACTCTAAATTAGTTTCGTTTTCTGACTTAGTAAGAGCACCTAACTCTTGTTTCTTTTTATTGTAGTCAGTCACAAAAAGTGCTTGATTTTTAAAATCTGCATTAGTTCTTGTTGCTAAATTTTTATAAATATCAGTATCAAACTGAGTAGGGTCAATATAATCTGATTGCACTGCTCCTTCCATAGAAGGGTCATAGGTAGTGTTTAAAACTGAATCTTTTTTATTGTCTTTTAAAGCCTCAAAAAGCAAACCGTCTTCTGTTAATTGTAACTGTTTAGACTGATATTCTTGGTTAAATTTTATTTGTTGTTTTTGCATATCTATTTTTTCATTTTCCATTTGCATAGCACCAGCTTGTCTTATAACTTCGTTTGGAATTTCTGCTATAGATTGAAATACTTGATTTAAAGTATCTGCTCTTGCTACTTTTTGAACTGCTGCATTATTTGCAAAGCTTCTTATTACTGCCATATTTTCCAACAATTTACTCATTTTTTAATCCTGTTTATTATCTTGGTTCGTAATCATCTTGGTCATCTGAACCTTCGAATTGGTTATCGTCATCTTTAGGGTCAAATAAATCAGCTAAGTCTGCTAACTTTATTAAGTCCCCTCTTTGTCTTGCTTCTAAACTTGATAGATATTGACGTGCACTTCTTACACGACCTAGTATTTCTTCATTTATATTATATAAACCTCTACCAAAATCAGATTGTACACCCATAAATCTTGTTGCTGCCTGGTCACTTACATCACCATATATATTTCTACCTAAAGCAAAACCTCTCTTACCCTCCATACCTCTTGCTTGCTCTAAGTTTCTAAATAAAGAATCTCTTAACAAAGACTCTGACATATCTCTTGCACTTTCAAGCTGTGCTGTTCTTTCCTGACGCATAAGCTGATACATTTCATTATCAGCGTCAGCTGCATCATAGATGTCTTGTGGGATTACAGACACGAATCGAGTAAGCTTCTCTAATTCAGCTACATCTGCATCAGGAAAGAAAGATTGTAATAATTCTAAAGGTGTTTGTCCAGGTTGCTCTGTTGCAGTTTCATCTTCTTCACCACCCATACCTCCGTTTACATCTGGGTCTCCATATGTTGTGCCCCCTGTAGGTTCATCTCCTATTATTGGGTCAGGTACAAGGTTTGGCATAGTAAAAGTTTCTGCAGTTACTGGGTTTGGTTGCCCTAATAAATTACCAGAACCAAGTCCAGCAGCATTACCTGGTGCAACTTGATTTGGATTTAATTGTTTGAAAGCAGCATCTACGTCTGGCATTTTAAAAGGTTTTATAGCCATTACTCTAACCCTGCCTTTATTAGTGCGTCAAAATCGTATTCATCTAAAATACGAGGTGTTACACTTAGGAGGGTGCTATATTCACCTTTAACATAATCAGGAGCACCGTCAAAATATCCTTCAATATTATTAAATCTATACCTGTCGTCAAATGCTAGTACACGTTCTAAATAACTATCAAGAAGACTAAAGTTCTCTCTTCCACCTCTTAATTTATCTAAACCTTTTAAAGCTAAATCTCTTTGCTCCTCATTTAAATTTAACAACCCATTTGGTACTTCTTCATAAATGTCAGATAACTCAAGAGTTGGAATATCTGTATAACCTATACCTTCTACAAATCTAGTACCTTCTACAAATCTAGTATCAGTAGCAGTTCTAGTATCAGTAGCAGTTTTTATAACAGTTGATACATCATCTCTTGCTGCAGCTTTTGTTGCTTCTGTAAGTTTTCCTGAAAGAGCACCTATTGTATCTTCTGGCTTTCCACCTGCTGATACTGTAAGCACGTCTCCTATGTAGTCTATAAATTTGTAATCATCACCTAAAATTTTTCTAGCTTCTGCAAAAGATACATCTTTAGTTATAGCATCAGCACCTTCACCTACTGGAACATTTAGTTTCATATTATCTAAAATAGCTTGTGTTCCAAGATTTGTTATAAAAGATGTTCCAGATTTTATAACTTGCATTTGTTCAAAGTCTGTATCAGATTGTTTTATAGCAGCTTCAAATTCTTCTGCTTGTTGATAAGCGTCTTTTTCTTTGCTTTTTAAAAAAACTAATTTGTCTCTTACTCTATCAGGAAGGTTTACTTTTACATCTTTAAATCCACCTGCTGCTGCTCCACCTAATAAACTACCAGCTGCTGGTAACGCTGCTCTTGCTGCTAAACCCAAAGCAGGGTTTGCAAGAGCTATACCTGTACCAACAAGTCCACCGACTAATCTACCTATTCCTGTTCCTTTTTTCTTTTTATTAAGCCTAGCCAAAGCTGCTGCTGCGTCTTTTCTAAAATCGTTTAGATAGCCTCTGATTATACCTTCACTTCTTAGTCCTTCAGTAGCTGTGTCGAATCTTGCTTCGGACATAGCACTATCTGCCTCTAGTTGTACTAGAGTATAGTCTTCTACTGCCTGTTGTCCTGGTGACTTTCCGTACATAATTGTAATCCCTCTTTAATTTATAAATATACTTGTCTTCATTTCTACTATAATCTATGGTTTTGGTAAAATGTTACCACTAGATACTACTGCTTCTCCTGTTTCAGCTTGTGCTTCTGATGTATCTGGCAGTGTAGCAAATAATTTTCTGTCGTCTGCTATTCTTACACCTTCTTTGATAACTTTTATAGCATTTTTTTGTGGTCTTTTAACATCTGAAAACTTTGCAAAAGTTTCTAACTCTCTATGGTCAGCTCTTTTGTATTCCATTTCAAATAGTTTACCAAATTCTTTTCTAATTACTTTTAGTTTACCGTTGTGGTATTGTAATATTTCTTCACCATTTTTCATACCATTGGTGCTCACTGCTCCTTTTCTGAGCACTTTACTTGTACCTGCTGCGTGTGTTGCTTTAGTTCTCACTATCTAACTCCCTTAGCTCTAGCTACAATAGTTATATCTTGTAATTCAAAATCTGTTGCTGTAGTTCCTACTATTTGTAGTTGTATAGATTTTTTAAATACTGGTGTTGTTATTACATACTCTTGAGTAATCAATGAACTTGAGTTTAATAAATTACTACCAGTAAATATATCATCATACGTAGTGTCATTATATTTTGCTTTGAGTTGTAATCCTGAACCATTGTTTTGATATGTCACATATACAGAATAATATTTTTTATCTACTGATTCTCCACCTTGTGTAAAAGCTGGTGTTTGAATATCTATAGATTGAGAAACATTTGTATCAACATCAAAGAACTTAAGTTTATTATTGTTATCACTGTTTAATGTATCATCTACAAAAGTACACAATTCATTATTTAATAATATAAAATTACTTATAGGTCTATTATCTGCTGCACCACCCATACTAAGAACATTATCTTCATCTATGTTTACAAAAGATTTTGTTTGTAAATCATAAATATATCCAGCGTCTGCAACATTACCACAATCTTTTACAACTAATACTTGATTTCTTTTTGGAACAAAGCCTACCATAATATTATCATTATCAAGATTTGTTCTCCAAGTTTCCTCTTTTATAAACTCTGAAAGTTTTTGTATACCTCTAGAAAATGCAAACAGTCCGTGCTCATTAGCCCATATAATACCTATGTCTGTTTTGATAACAGCATTAGGATTAGTTACACCACGATTTAAAAACTCTCCTTCAAGATACCAGCCAGCATCTGTGTTAGAAGATATGTTTATAATAAATAGTTTATTCTTTTTATAGACGAATAATCTATCTCTAAATTCTAATAATTTTACAATCTCATCTCCGTCATTAGCCCCAATGTCTATGAAGTATGTTTGTGGAAATGTATCATATCTTAATGTAGGGCTATATTGTATTCTATCTCCCATAATTTTTGTTTTATTAACAGCGTCTTTATACTTTACATTACCTACAAAAGCTCTTTGATTAGCTACTACTGCTGTCTTATATCCAAACGTATCATTGTAAAAATGTATAGCGTGTTCATTAGGTGCAAAACCATTTATAGTAGAATATGTTTCTATGTTTGCTTGTTTTACTTCATAAGCTGTAGTATCAGACTCGTCATTTCTAGAATCATCTGTTATTACATAATCTGTTTTAGCAGCAAAAGCATCAAACTCGTCAGTCAAAGATATTCTAGAACCTTGTTCAAAGTCTACATCAATTAGCAATACATATTCTTCATCACCTGCAGTTAAGTTTCTAAGATATACTCTCATACCTTGTATAAACTTTTCTTGTGTAGCTGTATCTAATACGTCATCATCTATTGATATTTGTATTATAGGATATTGACCTTCTGTAATATCTAAGTTAGAACTCCAATTTGTAATTAAAGATTCTTGATTGTTGTGATACACATAGCTAAGACCTATTGCGTAATTACCTGGTTGCCACAGTCCGTCTGTACCTACTGCTGCTATACCTAAACCAATATCATTAGCTACTGTACTTCCGTTTGAAGTTGCGTCTGGTGTAGCTGGTGTAAATTGTGTAAATGTACCAACTACAGGTGCAGCTAATCCACTAGTAAATAAGTGCATATTATCACCAAGCGTAGTATTATACATAGTGTTACTATCACTTCTTGATTGTCTAATAAATGCTTGTTTTCTTGTATCAGTATTACCTTCAAAGTTTGTAGAAGATATTCTTAATCCACCGTCTGCATAATAATATACAGCTTTTACATTAGAACCTATGTCAGCAGCACTATCAAACTCTATTAGTGTTGAACTGCCTGATGATGAAGCAGAGTCATTAATAAATACTTTACCTGTACCACTAGTATATACTAAGTGTTCACCAGAGCTCTTGCTTGATTTAGGTGCTACATCAGATTTGAACGTAAAAATCCCATACCCTGGCAACAGGGATAGGTTTGCATTAGATATAGCTGTACCTCCAGAGCCAGAAGTTAATGTTGCATCTGCAGCAGAAAATCCGTCTCCATTTTTAATAACACCTTGCACACTAACATCTACATTTTTAGCTTCTGCTAATGTACCAGGTGTTAAATCACGTTGAGATATTTTATCTATAAATCCTTTATCAAAAGACTTAATGCTAATAGCCTGTTTAGGCATTAACAACCTCCACAGCAATTACACTCGCAGTTCATTTTCTTCTCCTTTACTTTAATGCTTTTTTAACTTCAGCCCAGATTTCATCATCTAGTTTATTTTCTGATTTCTTAATGAAATATTCACCAAGTTTTAATAACACAGCCTTAAGAATTTTTTCACTTAACAAACTTGTTAACAATTTACTTACTACTATATTCATTTTATTCTCCTTACCATTTAACTTTATTAGCCCAGTAAGCTGCACTCATCTTACCCTTAGCTATGTTTCTTCTATGTCTTGCTTTGAAACTTTTACGTTTCATTTTAGTTCTTCGAGACTCTCCTGCTTTTGGTTTACCAGCAGTCTTAGCTCCTTGTTGCCCAAATCTTATAGTCTTTATTTTACTGCCCTCTTTTGCTACAACTATATGAGATTTTTTAGGGTGATTAGGTGTACGTTTAGGTTTATTATAACCTGATACACCTGCTCTTTTTAACCTTGGGTCTCTTTTACTTTTTCTTTTTACTGGCATTACTTTTTCTTTTTTAATATTGCTTTTTGTAAAAACTTTGGTAAAGTCTTTTGCTTTTTAGTTAAACCGTTTTTCTTCTTCTTCATCTTTCTTTTGGTATGTTTTGGCATAACTTATCTCCTCTTTTTATTATTAGTTTTTTTAGCAAATGTTTTTACATTTGTAGGTTTACCACCTACACCCTGTGCTCTTGCTCTCTTTCTACTTACTGCACTTCTTATTTGTGATTTAGTCATACGAGCAGCTTTTGCAGCTGGTACACACTTAGGGTATTTTCTTTTTTTATCGGCTTTTAATTTAGACCTACCACATTTTTTGTAGCCTCCACCTTTCTTAGGTGCACCAATGTCTACCCAGTTTTCTTTAAACCACTTAGTTAAACCACCTTTGTAAGCCATTAGCTATATCTACCACCACGTTTTTTATATTCACGAACCAACCAAGCATTAGCATAAGCAGAAGGATAAACCTTAAACTTTCTTTTTGCTGCTGCTTTTACTCTAGAGTATAGTGCTTTATTTGTAGGATTTGGTTTTTTTCCTGAGCTTTTTCTTTTTGCTTTTCTTTTTTTTCTTGCCATTTAAATTATACTTTCGTCTCTTACCAGATAATTTAGTTACTTTAATCATCTGATTTCTTTCTTAATCTTATCAAATACTTCTTTTTCATCAAACCTCATACTAATACCAGGTTCATATCTCATAACTTCTTTACCTTCTTTAAGAATTATAATAGTAGGTACTACTTTAATACCCCACTCTTTCTGTACTACAGCACCTATAGTTTTATTACTTAAATCTATTTCTGCTACGTAACAAAGGTCAGCAAGTTTTTCTATCTTTACTCTATTTTTAAAATTCCAAGAAGCATTTACTTGCACTACTGAGCACTCTTGCATATTCAGTGCTTGTATTTCTTGAAAACTAGTTAAGTTGACTGATTGTGAGTGCAGCCAAGATAGCGATGAGAAGAGCATTAATACCAAGTATGATATAAATCTGTTGTTCATCTGTAAACCTCATTATTTGTTATTCATATCTATAAGAGTTTCTGTAATAGCTCTAGTATCTTCTTTAATATCATCTACTTTTTCTTCAAGCTTATCTACTTTACCCTCTGTGTTTAATATAGAATCACGTATCATTTGGTCTTTTAAGTCATACTCCATACGTGATACCTCTGGTTCTGGTAATTCTTTAGCTAGTTCTATTTCTGCTTGTAATGAATACCACATACCAATAATCATACCCACAGTTACAAGTATACTGACAGCTGTTTCAATAGATAGTGTAAATTTAGTATCTTTACCTACGTCCATTATTATCTCCTATACTTTTTCTTTGTACCACGTCCATTACCTTGACGTGTTTTTTTCATATTACGTTTTTTCTTAGGTTTTCTACCCATACCTTTTCTTTTTCCGTACATTTTAATCCCCTATTTCTGAGTGAACTAATACACCGTTTGCATAAAAGTTCTTGTTACTTGTTAATATTGTATATGTCCAATGTTTCTTTGGAAATCCTTCTAATCTGTGTACTTGTGCATAATACTTACCGTCTAATATTTTTAGTAAATCATTAGGTTGTATAGCAGCTGAATCTAAATTATAATTATCTTTAGCTTTATCTGGGTCATCAGATACCATAGTACCGTCTTGTTTATATACTGGGTGGTCTTGTGTAAGTATTAATTCTTTTAATTCTTCTCCCTCTGTTTCATCATTAGGGTCTGATAACATAATTTTATACAAGTTATCGTGTAATCTTTTTTCTATTTGTAGTATCTCAACTTCTTCTTCTTGTCCAGTCTCCCAGTTATAAGACATAATCATATCACCAATATTTAATTCGTGTATGTTTGCAGTTCCTTCTTTTAAATTAACTGGTATGTTTTCATAAATACAAAAACCAAATTGACCACCAGCAAAATTAATATCTCCTGTAATAGTTGCACTAACACTATTATTAGTCAGTGTCAATGTATATGCTCCTGTACCGTCTTTATTAGAAGGCGAGTGTGCCCACCTAGTTCTAATAAATCTTGTACCTGAATTATGTCCAGTAAATAAACTATTACTATTTGATGATGATACACTTATAAATCCTGTACCACTATTACCTGTACCATTAAAACCTGGGTCTCCACTATCAGATGTAGCCATTGTAAATGTACCAAATGGTCCACCAGTTGTTGATAAAGACAAACTTGTACCACCACTACCATTAGATACAGTCATCTGTGCATCTTTATTAGATTCGTCAGTCTGACCAGGTAATTCTTGTAAGTCTAATCCAGTGTTATCTACAACACTCCAAGATGTACCTGCTAAATCGTGGTCATAACTATAAAACTCAGACATAGCGTGAGGTGTACT